TCGTGTTGCCGACAAAAATACCCTGGTGACGGACTTTGACAAAGCCCGCGTTTCGTAGGATGGCTGTCGCGAACGTCCGGAGCGCTGTTGCGATCCCCTTGTTTCGGTTATTCGGGTGCGTACCCCCACCTGAAAGATTGCCCGTGAGCAGATCGGGGCGCGTCGTCACTCGTATATTTGTTGAGTTCCCGTACTCGACACCAAAGGAATCTGGGCCATACTTTTTCACCCGAACGCCGAGCGGTGTCAGGTTTCTGTTGAATTTATTAATCACCTTGTTGAGATCATTTCGCGTTTTCTGTATCCACTTTGGTGCCATATTATTAACCAACAAAATAACCTCTTTAAGAATTCGGAACCACTTATTGTAATGGGAATCCAAGCCTTCAGGGACGGCATGGATATTTTCTAAAATGCTAATAAATGAAGAAGATTGCTAAAAAGGAGGGGAAGAAAATTGGCGAAGCGGCCGCGGGCGGCGTGGCTGCGACAGCAGTGTGCAGTGCAGCAGCAAAGGTGCTCGCTCCGTGTTTAGGGACGGCCGCGGAAGAGGCTATTCCCGTGGCCGTGCCAGTTATGGAAGCGGTGGCGGAAGATATTTAGAGACGATGACCGTTTAAATATAAATGGAAAGGATTTTTGTAAAATACGCTATCGGTGCGTATACTTATGTAACGTTGAGAACCGCCGCCTACTCGCCTCCTCTTAAACAGGAGGAATACATGACGGATCGTATAGGAACCACTGTTATATATATATTATCAGCACCTTTTACGGCTCCAAGTTGGCTCTATAAGGATATTAAGAACCTCGAACACGTCGTCCGCAAGATGCCCGGACCCATCGACCGGAGTCCGTGGTGATGTGGATCTAGTTGAGTCGCGTGTTTGGGATTTTACGTAAAGTGTATGGGGAGCGCTTGGGTGAGGTTTTGCGTTTGACTGAACGTTTAGCAGACCTGTGCGCTCTGAAGGCGTTCTGGATCTTGCGCGCCGCCTGATTGAACCGCTTCTTCAACCGGCTCACGCGATCTGGTGATTCGTATATGACCCGACCACTCGGTGACCGCATCTCTCTGTAATATTTGAACCCACCCGGAACTACTCTCCAGGGCTGACTATTATATTCTCTGTAATAGAGTTCGCCGTTTTCAGAGAATATTGCCGCGCCTGTACTCGTCGTGTAGCCCGTGTTACGTTTCACCATTGAGACTATGGGGGATTTTATTTAGAGACATGAACCTCTTGAACCCTAAATGAGCCTCTCGACCCTCTGCAAGGTTTGCCTGTACTACAACCACGGCGACAAGACGTGCGGTCGCTCCGTAGTTGCGATTGGACACGGAAAGGTCCATCACGACTACGCCAAGGCGGTCCGTCTCGACAAGACGCGGTGCGGTCCGCAAGGCAAGTGGTTCGAGGAGGTGATGGGCCCTGATGGGCTCTCGAAGAAGACGGCGGTCGATGAGCTCTTAGAGTCTATCGACCTTTAGAGATTAATATGGATCCAAAAATATGGAGCCAACTCCCATGGCATCTCATCGAACGCATCGCACATTTCGCGGATATAGATTCGAGACGTGCGTTGGGGTTTTTGCCGCGTCGTTTGTCACCGAGTGACTTGGCGATCCGTACAGGGACCGCGTATTCACCATTCTATACAGAGCCGTTCACCCGTGTCAATATAAACGAAAACTGTAACATCATCGCGTCTGAAGACGGCGAAGTTAGTTGGCGGTTCGGTCCAGAAAATTGCTTTAGGGTGTGGAAATACCATAGAGACGGGAAGCCTCTGCAAGTTGTTGAACATGAAGGCTGAACAGTCAAGTATATAACTATTTGAACTTCACGAGGGTCAGGTTACGACGATACATGGGGAGCCGTGTAATAACATTAGGCACGTGCTTTGAGGTCAGAAACTTGTTCCCCGGGCCAGATCCCTTGACAAGCACTTTATTAGGATGCATACGACGGACGGAATTCCATTTCATCCCGGCCAGACGTTCTATGGTTGGTAGAAGATAGTACCGGGTAGAAATTACACGCCCCTCTGCATTGCGGCGTCGATGCTGAATGGCCTCCTGACCCGCGCGAAACGTGTGGAGACTCACGGGGTCCGTACGATTGTTTTTGTTCGCGGGGAGGTTGACGAGTTTGACCGCCCCCTTGAGCCGCCAACGCTCGGCGAATTTACGCACCTTGGAGTTGTTTGAATTAGGCCTGTTGGAGTTGGAGTTGCCGTTCGAGTTTGAACGCCACGACATGTTGGAGTTGTTGATATTAGAATTGCCCGCGTTAATGGTCATGTAGTTTGCCGAACTGGGCCAATTATTCCAAGTGCGGTCGTAACTCCTCGCAAGTGTTCTGAGTGTATTATTAGCCTGCTGCGTATAAGGGGCTCGCGCTGCCGTCAGTGACGCGGACCGTGCGGATAAAACTGCCATGGCCGCGTTAAAGGCGCGCTGTTGTTCATCAGGGGTCCATACACGTCCTGTTGGACGCATATGTCTTTGGATATTGGCGACCGATGCGTTGGCGAGCATGTTCCGACGCGTGATCGGGAAGGGCATTTATAACCCGTCGATATTAAAATTTTACGAACCCAGAAATATGGAGCGGACTCCCGTGGGATCTCATCGAACGCATCGCACATTTTGCCAAACTCGCGCGATACGACGCAAAGAGGTTCACTGAGGTCATGGGGCCAGACGGCCTCGCTAAAAAGTCGCCGGTCGATGAGCTCTTGGAGTCTATCGACCTTTAGTTTATTTTTCCAATACTACCAGGGTATTTACGCTTGAGACCTATCAAGCTCCGGCGCCAACGATTTTCCACCGGAAGGGTCGTGTTCGGTGGCCAACTTACCCGAACGTTATTATTGCCATTTTGTTTGCCGTCATTTTTTACAAAAATTGCAGTATATCTAATTTGTATGCTTTCAGGGTCGACGCCATCCTTGCGGGCGTACTGATTATACATGTGACCTTGGAGTAATTTCCATTTTGTTCTCCAATTATACTGAAAACTCCTCAGCTGGTTAGAGTCGTAGACCATCTGGACGCCGCCGGGGCGGATATATCCCGTTATAGCATGACCTTTCAGGCCCCCTTTGGTGTCCTTCCAAATACCTACGATAAAGGCGTGGCTCAAACGATACACTCCAGTCCCACGTCTTTTTAGGACTGAATTGAACTCTGGGTTTCCAGGGACAAGTCGAACCACCGCGGGAACGGCCTGTCCGTATATAGGCACGTAGCGAAGCGCCAATAGCGGAGACTCGGGCGTTTTGTAAGTAGGCCACATCTTCTTCAAAAACTTTTCAAATTCTGATTCACTACCATAATTGAAGTTGTTCTCGACGAGATTCAGATTTTTGATAAGGGTATTTTGATTGACATTTTTGTTAACGTTTCGTGATTTCGTCCTAAGGCGCTCGTTTATGTAGGACCAGAACACGCCCGAGTTCAGCCGCCCGGGCATGGGGCAGACGTTTCCGACGGCGCCCAACGTCTTCTTGTACTGGGTCAGATTTCTGTTCTTGTATTCTTCGAGGCGCTTTTTCAAAAGCGCGCGTCCTCTATACCCTAAAAGGAACCCGTTGAGGATCGACAAGAACCAACACCCACCTTTATTCGCCGGCTGCATCCGTCCCTGAGTCGGCATCCTTTCTTATTTGCTACATTAAAATCGCGCGTTCTACCGTGACCCCTCTTAAAACATAGCGTCTTTTGACTTGTATGCAGACATTGCGAGTGACGTCTCGCGTCGACGGCGTTGAATATGAGATGCCATGGTATAGGACCTGCAAACAACACGCGCATTACGTGGAGCCGCAACTCCAATGGAAAGATCAACCGGTTCAAGACGCTCTCGAACCTCAGCTTGATGCTGACCAATGCGCAGAAGAACGCACTTGGTGCCATGTCTGAAAACCAGGCTATGAATACTATACGGCGGTTGGCCCGGCTCTCTACTTGAAAATACTATTATGCAGGGCATCCCTGTATGTAACCACTAACTCATCGTGCTCTCCGTTCATCCCCTTGAACCGAAAGCTCGAATCTAAATTTTCAAGGATCGCACGGTCCTGCTCGACGATCGCCTTGCCCATGAGCACGAAGAGTGAAGACGGGACACCAAAGTTCTGACTGAACCCCACGAACATCTTGGTGGTGAACTCGTCAAGGGGGCATAGGGTCACGTACGTCATGAGTACGTTGTCCCCGTGGACCTCCACTTCACTCCACGTCGTGTACGGGAGAACAAACGCGTGGAAGTTGTGAGTCGTGCTCAGACCGAACAGTTTGGTCGATAGGGCTTCACGGTTCGGCACGTAGTCAAACTCGATCGTGTGGCCCCGGTGGACGACGTTCGTCGGCTTCTCACCGGCCGTCCCGAAACCAAGCGGGTTTGCGTGGACCCACGAGGCGTGACACGGGTCGATCCCATTCTCGATGATCATCTGGGCGGACTGCTTGATGGTCGTCTCGAACCACATGGTGTCGAACTCGGGATCGGTGACGTGCGGCACCTCGGGCGGGTCCGGCCCGTCCAGGCCTTTCGGGCGGACCCACAAGAGTCCATCTTGATCTTTCTTGTCAAAGTCAATCTGGAGAAGCTCGGCACAATCATTGCCCCACGGCTTGCACAGCTTCTTCTCCGTGTATTTCCATCCGTGATATGGACACTCCAACGTGCCGTCTCGAAGCACCTTGCCACCTGCGAGCGACGCACCGCGGTGCCGACACGCGTCCGATGTGATTTGGACCTCGTGATTATGATTACGCCACACGACGTAATTGCGATTCAAAAGAGTCACCTTGCGCGGAGCCGTGCCGAGTGTGGAGGTGCGCGTCAGTGCGATCCAGCCCTCCATACTCTAGGAACGTGAGATATTTTTAACCAGTTCATCTTTTTCTTTTTCCCAAGACCCCTGTAATTTCGCGCATCGTCAGTGCGTTTACTCTCGGAGTCAACAGCCGCATCATCTCATTCTTGGCGTTGTTTTTCATGGGTGCAACGTACCCACCCGGAACCATTGGCTTGTTGATAAAGTTCACAGCGTATCGTCCGTTGTTACTTCTCACGTTCAGACGCGCTCCTCTGCTTACCAAGAGGCGCGCAATTCGCGGTTTTCTCTGAAACACTGCCCACATAAGAGGAGTTACGCCAGAATTGTCCTTGGCATTTATATTCGCACCTGCTTCGAGCAACGCAAGTACATTATCTTCGCGACCGGATATAACTGCCCACATAAGAGGAGTCCTCCCTTTATCATCCCTCGCGTTGATGGTAGCTCCTTTATTGATGAGATACTTGAGAATATTCGTCCGACTATGTGTAGCGTGAGCTAAAGCAGGCATACGGTGCGTATTATGCCGAGAGTTCACGTTCGCACCTCCCCGTTCCAAAAGTCTCCTGACTCTAGCCATATTGTTATACCGGATGGCCACTACAAGTTGTTCCGCGAGAGGTCCTCTGGATGTCATATTATATTTTACACAATAATAAATTAACGCTTAATCAATGTGCACGTCAGAGCGATCCACAACCCTCCATGCTTGTTATTTTTCGCGTATAGAGACACTAGCACCTGGAACAGTAAGATGAACCCCGAAATATGGTCCAACCTACCCCCGGACCTCATTGAACGCATCGCACATTTCGCGGACATTGATTCGAGACGTGCGTTGGGTTTTTTGCCACGTAGGCTCGTTTTGCCCGACCTGAATCTTCCGATGGATTCAGAGGATTATACAGAGTTCAATCAGGGTAGATGTAGATATATTAGACTCCGTAATGCACGTGTATACATAGGCCCGGACGAAATTTCATGGTTATTTGGTACAGATGATTTCAGGACGAGTCGGAGCTATTCGTTTCGGCGAGACGGGCTTGTGACTTTTTACGCTCTGCTCGTCGCGCATCATTCTCACCACCCTGACTTCAATGAGGATGGGTCGTTTAAAAGGTACAGACCTTTAGAGATTAAATGATATTCAGAGGCGAATAGGATTGCGCGTGTAAGTGGTGCGGAGACCTGGAGGAAGGGAGAGCAGTGCACGGGTTAATGCAGCGCGGTTCGCGGGTGTGAGCCCGAGCACTATTTTCAGTGCTTGGCCTGTGTTTACAGACCGGAGGGTCGCGGGAGCATGGTGTACGTGGATTACGTTGCGGAAGGGGCTTCCGTTGCGTTTGGGGCTGTTGCGTTTGGGGCTGTTGCGTTTGGGGCCGTTGCGTTTGGGGCTCATTTTCTATAAACATAGAAAAAAATAAGAACCAGAAGTGGTCCGTGGTCTAAACCTCTTAAAGGGCCAAGACGTTTGTAGAATAATGGCTGATATTGTCTTCACGTGTATTATTATCTCAATCTGTCTGAACTTCACCAGCTTAGCCCTAGTGACTCGTGAGTTGGTGGTTCGTGAGTTGAAGGACCGGCGGGAACCTGTCGGATACGACCCGAATCACTTTAGAGAATAAAACATCTTTAAAATTAAATGATATTCACCTGGCTAAACGACGATGAACTTCGCGAAATCGGGTGGTCCGAGAAACATATAGATAATGGCCTCGTGGCTCAGGTGGCTGCGTTCTTTTTCGTGAAGGACGAGGGTGACGTGTACAACGTCCGGCGCAATTTTATGCGCGGAACGTACGATTTTGAAGAGAACGTCACATTTCGCGGTGAGGAATGGGCCGCACTCATCACGACGTGGATTTAGACGAACTTGACGTTCATGAGGTCGCGGCGGTAGACGGTTCTACGGTTGATGGGATCCTTGAAAACCGCGTCAGCCCCCTTCATTCTCAGGATCGTGTTCCACTGTTTGCCCCGCGCGAGCCTTTCGATCGTATTCTTATTGTAAAATGTGCGCCGACTCCGCATCGCACCGTTCGAGAGCAGGCGCTTTTTGATAACCATGACCGCCTCATTGCCCATCTTGAAATTTGTGTACGACACGGGATCCGTGGCATTTGCAGGGAGCTTGATATTCACTACGTTCTGATGGATCGTGTGAGGACGCATCGCAAGCCATTTCTTAGCTGCAGCGGACGCTTTGGAGTAATTGGCGTTTGGTGCTCGGGCGGCTTGGGGAGAGCCGATTATCCCAGCGGCGCGGTAATACGGCATAAATTCGTTCGAGTTTGATTCGTTGTTGTTTGATCCTGCAAAAAGCTGAGTTCGTCTGGGATTGTTCGTCCAGACGCGATTGTAATTCATCGCGAGATGGCGAAGTATAGCTAACGCCCTGTTCTTTTGAGAAGTGGTAACGTTCTGGCGGTGGTGCAGTTCTATAGCACGGCTGAACAAGTACTGCTGACGCTGCTGGGACAACTCTACGCGTGACCACGGACCGTTCGTACGTCCTGTCGGTAACACCGCCTCGAGTTGTTGATAAATCTGAGCCGTTGGCATCTGTCGCACATTTGCAGTGCGGCGGAGTTGCACCACTGGCATTTATAATAGATTAGGAAATAATATCCGCATACAGTACGATGACTCACACCAACGCCCGTCTGGCCCGCCTTCGTACACTCGTCGCAAAGACGAACGCGTCAGGCCCTGGACTCACGAACGCCAACAAGAAGCAGATGAACACCATCCTCACCCTTGTGAATTACGACACACTCGGAACGAACAATAAAAGATTGTACAACCGGGCTTTAAATGCGACTATTGGAAATGTTGAAATGAAGGGCGTCTCTATGAAAAAAGTGGGGCGCATCTTGAACCAAATGGAGGGTCCCTCCTTTTAAAGTCATACGACCCTAAAAACACAAGATGAACCCACAAATATGGGGCAAACTACCATGGGACATCATCGAACTGATAGCCCACTTTGCCGACATTGATTCGAGGCGTGCGTTAGGGTTCAAGCCGCGGAAGCTTCCACGCTCGAACTTCGTCCCACGACCCATCGAACCCACGACGTTCAGATACTTTGCGGCGACCCGGAAGCTTCTGTACATCAATTTTGACGAGTCGTACGACGTATACAACTGGGAGGTCTATGACAACATGGGGCGCGTGGATGATGATGAATGGGGCCCCTTATGGACCCAAATAACACCCGGAAGACACAGGGGCGTCTGGCGCGGACTCGACGATTTCGTGTACTTTGATAAACCTAGTTGGCACTGCCGTCGCCACTTTGCGGGTCAGCCGGAAATAATCCCAGCCTAATATAAATAATGCCGCCACTATCGGCTATACAAAGGCGGGTTATCCTTGCACTCGCAAATATTGCGGCAAAAAAGGAGGAGGCTTTAGTGAAAGCACGGGCCAACTTTTATAGAAATAACAATAACGACGACTTGGAGGAAAAATGGCTCAGGGCACGCGCCAATTTCTCCAATGCTCACCACGCTTTGACCATGGCCGAACGCGCGGCTGGGCAGGACCCAACTACAATCAACTATAGCGTCCTGGAAAGAAATAGAATTTCAAATGCGCTAAGCAAAGTCTTGATGGGGACGCGACTTGCACGCGTGACGTACAAACGCGGTCTCGCGGAGGCAAAGAAACTTGCTTTAGCCAACATGAAACAATTCAATAAAAACTTCAAACTCGTGCGAGGGCGGTACACGGCCATACCCACCGTGAATATGACGCGCCGAACGAAAAAGTCGCCGAGCCCACCACGCAAGCGCGCCAGAACCCCGAGCCCGGTGCGCCCAGCCAACAATGCGCACAGACGGGTGCATGGTATAGGACCTGTAAACAACACGCGCGTGACCTGGAGCCGCAACGCCAACGGAAAGATCAACCGGTTCAAGACGCTCGAGAATATCAACCTACACTTGACGCAAGCGCAGAGGAATGCACTGCGGGAAATGTCTGAAAATCAGGCGGTAAACTATATCAGAAACCTGGCGAGGCAGAAATAATCGTGTTCTGTGAGGCACAGGAAGCCGGTCGATCAAACCAAAACCACCCAAAAACAACCTTCCGATCCACTTTGCGGGGGTGCCGGAAATAATCGTGTATTGCGAGGCTCAGGAAGCCGGTCGATCAAACCAAAACCACCCAAAAACAACCTTCCGATGGCTACCCTCAGCTACCACACCTTCTGGAACAAGTGGGAGGATGGCGATGTCCCTACCCTGACCGAGGCGTTCAAGGATGCGCCCCAAGATTGCAAGGATGCCGCGTGGTACGGCTGGAACGGTCACGAGTACCACACGGCCGCTATGATGAAGGAACTTCTGGAGATGGGCTGCGACCCCAACTGGCGTGAATGCGACGACTGGTCCCTCCTTGAGTTGGTCCTCGAGTGGGGCGGCGACGAGGAGTGCCTCAAGTTGCTTGAGAAGTATCACGCGACCCTCAAGGTTAAGAAGCTCGTCGCTGAGCGCGAGCACCTCAAGAACGGCTACGCAGCGGACCTTTTGGCACGGTGTGAAATCGTGTAATGTGACCCACAGTGAGCAGCGAAGAGACCCACAAAACACTCAAAAAAGACCCATGGCTTGTACCCTCGCCAAGTTTGCCTCCATCCCCATCAAGTACGCGCCCAAGCGCAAGTTCCTTGAATTCGCCGCGCCTCAGTGGAAGAACAAGCTCGGCGAATTCAGTGATCCGGATGTCCTGAGTTGGATAAATAATCTTTATCAGGACAAGGCCTTCCCGACCCGGGAGGCATTTAATAAGGCCTATGACGACGCTCTGGCCTCGAACGCCGCCAGTGCCAGTGCGGGCGTCTCATGGCGCAACAAGACAATGATCATCACGAAGGAGGACGTTGACAATTTCGAAGAAGAATTCAAGGGCGGGGCGTTTTGCGGCTCGGAGACTGCCGCACAGAAGACGCTGCAGAAGATGCGGGCCGCTTTAGAGACCGGTGAGAAGGTGCTTTTTGTATATTGAACCGCATGTTGCTCCCTATACCTATGGGTCTGAATCCCATTTTGTTATAAAATGCACGGGCCTCAGGGACCGATTCGAGCGTCACCGTCTTTAGTCCCCTCAGGCGCGCGTTGTCTATTATGCGTTCCATCAGCACCCGACCTATTCCGCGTCCTTTATTCGTCCCTATGAGGCGAATACGCATGTCGCCCTTTTGATTCCGTTGATTCTTGTTAATCAGAGCAAAAACGACCAACTATCCGTTTGTATTGATCACAGTATAGTGCCTGTTACTGAATTTGTAAGCGTTTCTGAACCAATTGCGATCGATGGTTTCGCGCACGAGTCTACGGGCATTCTTCCATAGGCTTTTATTCAAAAGCCGGTTTGGGCCCAGGATGGCCAGGTTATTCATTAATTTTAGTAGAGAATTTAACGGTCACGAGCCCACGCCTTCTCGAGTTCGACAATCTCCTGCAGGGCCTTCTTGTCGCGGTCCGGCTGTGTGATCTCGGCGTACTCGGCCTCGAGCTTCGTAAGCGGTGCGCGCAGTTCGGCGTGATCTAGACGCTTCCGGGCCAACTGCGCCTCGAGCGCCTTGATCTCGTCCTCGAGCTTCACGACCGGTCCGTGATCGAACGCCTTGAGTTCCTTGTTTTTCGCCTTGCGGGCCTCCTTGTCCACCACGCACTCCTTGATTTCAGCGCGTTTCTGCGCCATCCACTCGCCGTGAATCTTCCATTGCTCCGCGTCACTCAGTCGGTTCCAGTTGCCCTTGGCCTCGGCGAACGCCTCCCAGGCCTGTGCGCGAGCCGCGTCTAGTCCCTGCTCATCCCGGGCCCAATCAATCTCTCGATGATGCTCTTCGACGCCCTCGTAGATCGTGTCGTAGCTGCACGGCGGGTAGCCCTCGTAATCATCTGGACCCGTCTCGAAGTCGGCGTCGTGGCAGTACACGAAGCCATCCTCGTCTTGGTCGATGGAGATGCCCCAGCCCATTTATTGAACTAGGCATCGATCCTTTATTTCAGACACGCCTGTGACAGCGACGCAAACTCTGACGATAGCTGGAGATGCCACGGGTACAGGACGAACACCTGAAAGCACAGGGCGAAAACACCGATGGACGTGCTGACGATGGGGACCCACCAAAGTGGAGACTTTACGAATGGGGCCGCGCCTGATTCAATCTCCATGTCATATGTTCCCTTTTTTAGTAGGAATTCTCTGATGCCATATGACGGCGTCACCATCGCGCACGATGCATGTCGAACCGCGCCAACGCGAGTCGGTCATGATTCGCCCGACCTCGTCCCACATGTCATCCTCGTCACGAAACCGCCCTAGGACCTCCGGGGGCGTGTCATTGTGTTCGAGCCAGATGGTCCACATTAGTGCTTTAATTTCTCATTCCTTTATAAATGAAGCGGCATCCGCGTCATGTGACGCTGCGGCGGCGCTGGCCCCAGCGTTACTTTTCGGGTCTGAGCCAATCCATGAAGCTCATACGCGAGCTGGAGCTCATAAGGAGACGCGGGACGCCCTATCGCAAGCTGAAACTGGGACGATCGAACAAGGGTGGGGGCGGCTCCGCCGCCGGCGGACGCAAAGCGTCCTTGGCCCGCCAAAAGTCAAAATGGACTCTTTTATTTCACAAAACATATCCTGGTCTCAAGTTCAATAAGGAGGCTATTGCTCGGCGGACGGGGATTAGCCGCTCGACGCTCAACACGGTCTATAACAGAGGCCTTAAAGCCTGGAAGACGGGTGGGAGCCGCCCAGGAGCGACGGCGCCCCAGTGGGCCGTCGCGCGCGTCTACAAGTACGTGCTCGTCACAAAGGGCAAGGCGCCGCGGGCGTGGTACGCCACGAGATTCGACCCGGATCAGAATCTCAGGGTGAAGCGAGTGTGAGCGCGCTGCGAATGTCGTGCGAGTTGATAAAGTCCTTCATGCGGTTGACGTTGTCCTGGAAGCGCTTGTTCGCCGACGCCTTGAGGAACAGGGCCCAGTAGCTCTGGGCGCTCCGAGACTGGTAATCGTAGGCGGCTCGGTTGAACTTGATCGAGTCGGCCACCTTGAGGGCCCGGCGCACGTTGTGAAGGTATTCGCGCTGGATGGCGTTCATGGTTGGATTTGACATTGTCGGTAAGACTCTTAAGCTTTAGAGGACGTGTTTTTTAAGAATCCTCGCGGCGACCTTCGAAGTACCCCCTGAGTTCCTTGGCGAGTCGGTGGCCCTCGGGTGAGAGTTGGACGAGGCCCGAGTCCGTCATGCCAGTGTCGGTTAACGGATCGAAGTTGTTCCGGGTCAGAATCTCCCAGCGCTCCTTGTACCGGCGATCCTCGAAGCGGCCGTGCCAGAAGTGCAAGATGGTGCCCTCGATGTACGAAACCTCGAGGCCGCGGCACGCGATCTGGTACTCTTCGAGCATGGCCTTGTAATTCCTATGGATATTACCCGGAGCGCTGTCGAGTGCCCGGCCGATCCATGCGAGGGCCATGTGTCGATCACCCGAGCCGAGGATGGCCCAATCGACCAAGCCGTGCATTTGGTCGTAGGCTTTGCGCGTACAAGCCCAGGCATACCCTGGGTGCCAAAAGCCGTACCGGTCCGTCTTCGTGTAGGCGGTGCCGCTGTCCCGGTGCATGTATCCGAAGCCCTTGTCGATCTTCAAGGACTCTCCACTCGGGCCCAGGTTCACGCACGTCTGGAACATTTGAACTATGTCGTACGACTCGAGTTCTGTCAGCGTGTCCTGGACCCATTTACGATTCAGAAACTCTATGTCGGCATCGATCCAGGCCATGTATTTCCAGTCTTTCGGGAGTTCCCTGGTGCCTATATTCACCAGATTCTCCTTGACCCATACCGGACTGTCGACCGCTATCTTGACGTGCCGCCACGCTGGCAGTCTCGGAAGGGGCGCTGGTCCATCGGCTTCGACGACTACGATTTGAATTCCTTTTGTAATTTGTATGCTCCGAACAAAAGCCGTGAAGAGTTCCCGTCTCCTCTTGAACCCGCAAAAATTGAAGTAGGGTAAGATGACGTACAAGGGCTCCTGACGGCCGAAGCAACCCATATATTACTTTTAGAGAAGATAAGTCTCGTGGTTCTCCATCTGGAGATTGGCCGAGTTAATGAAGATGTCGAGCTCCCATATGGATCCGATCGTCGGGCACCAGTCGGGTTTGTAGCCTTGGTGCTCGTTGAAGTAGACCGGGTGCCAGTTTGGCAGCCACCGGGCCGTGTTGAGATTCACGAGTGAATCGTCGACAAATATGTGCGTCTGGTGCTTTCCAAAGTCGCGGTACGCCGACCCCTCTGGTTTAATCGGGGAATTTACTATGTTCCCATCCGGGCATACGACATAGATCCGGTCACTGATGGCACGGGCAACCTCACCGGCCCACTCTATCGGTGAATTTGTGAATAGTGTAACGTTCCAGTCGGTCTCGGCAATCTTGTGAATCTCGGCCGCCTCCTTCTGAAACTCTGTACTGCTGAGAACTTCCCAGAGGTGCGTCCGGAGTGGGACGTCGTAGACCTTCTTGTTGAAGTCGCTCGTGTCGACCCCAAAGAGATTCTGGAGGCCGCGGGCCGTGTGCCCACACGTATTGTACAACAGCCGGTTCACGCGAGCCGGCTCCTTGCACTCGGGCAGCTTCGCCTTGACGTAGCGCTCGCAATTGCGTGTGACGTGGGCGAGGAGCGCCTTGTCGCGCAGTAGAACCCCGTCGATATCGAGCACGAGTGATTTTACGGCCATTTGAAATTTAAATGTCCGTACACTTTAAATGTTCCGTGGTCTCCGTTCGCTCTTTGTGCGCAAGCCCAAGTCGGCTCCGCGGCGCAAGTCGGCTAGCCCAAAGCGCCGGACGCCGAGTCCGAAGCGCCGGACGTCGCCGAGCGTCCGGCGTTCGGCCGCGATCGGCCCGTTCTGGGCGCGCGGCAATTACGCACGCCGTCAGGGACCTCTGAAGGCGACCTTTTAAAGACGAGAGGCGCTCAAAAGGTACAATGGCACTCAATGTTATCAAGATTAATCCTCTTGCAACTCTCCCGGCGCGAGGCACTCCCGGAGCTGCTGGGTACGATCTCTTCAGCACTGACAATTACGTCGTACTACCAGGTCGTCGCGTCGTCGTCTCGACCGGAATTACAGTTCAGCTCCCGCCAGGAACTTATGGCCGTATTGCACCTCGCTCTGGACTGGCCGTGAAGCACGGTCTGGATGTCCTGGCGGGCGTGGTCGATCCGGACTATACAGGTGAGGTCAAGGTGGTTCTACAGAACACGGACATGAATCAGCCATTCGTGATTCGGCCGGGCTATCGCATCGCCCAGTTGATCCTGGAGCAGTGCGTCACACCCGAGGTTGTCGAGATTCCGGGTGAGTGCACTGGGCTGGTCGACGCTTCGTCGACCGCCCGCGGTGCGGCCGGTTTTGGCTCGACGGGGGTGTGAGACCAGTCGCACGCGACTGAGATCTTTTCTCACACTAAATTAAGATGAAGATCAACTTCACACAATACATATTACTAGGAGTCTTTGGCGTTTTCGTACTAGCAAACACGATGAGCCGCGTCATGCAGATCGACACGATGCCATACAAGGGTCGGGACAAAACGATTCTATTCTTTTCAAAAAATATTTCACAGGAAGGTAAGCAATTCGGTCCGCGTATTTTGACGTTCTGGAACATTTCGCACGTCATGTATCACGCCGTCGGGGGTTACCTGTTCCCCGATAAAGCAATCATTCTTTGGGCCCTAGGCGTTTTCTGGGAGCTTCTCGAGTCGGGCTTCGGCTACATGAACCCACTCGACATCATGTGGAATACCATCGGTGTTTTCATTGGTCTATGGCTCGCCCGGCTTAAGAAACAAAAGCCTTAAATTACTAAGATGTTCCAGGCTATCGCCTGGGAAGGTGGAGACTCCACCGAAGGTCTGTACACGATACGGATCTTCGGCCGAGCCGAGGATGGGCGTTCCGTATCACTCGGGACGCGATTCAATCCTTATTTTTACTTGAAAACTGACCGAGATCTCAAGAACGCCGTCAAGGCGGCGTTTTACAAGGATCTGGTATCGTGCGAGGTCAATCACGGCCGGGACCTCTGGGGGTTTCAGAATGGGGCCCTGTCGCGGTTCCTGCGCCTCGAGTTCAAGAGCCACAGGGGCATGCGGAACTGTGTTTGGTGCATCGAGAACGGCCGGTACCCGGAGCTGTCCGGGTGCAAAGTCTACGAGGCGAACATCGACCCGGTGCTACGCTTCATGCACGTCTCGGGATGCGCCTCGACCGGCTGGATCGACCCGGGTCTCTGTGAGCCGGACCTCGAGACGACGTGTGAAGTTAATCTCTGGGCGCCGAACTGGAAGCTCATCAAGCCGCTCGCGCGCGACGATCTCGCTCCACTCCGTATCATGTCGTTCGATATTGAGTGTTACTCGAGCACGGGCGCGTTCCCTGACCCACGCAACCCACATGACGTCGTTTTCCAGATCGGTATGACGACCAAGGCGTTCGGACAGGAGGGCTGGATCGATCGCAAGTGTTTGTGTCTGAAAGAGACGGCCGGACCGGACGTCGAGTGTTTCAAGACGGAGAAGGCGCTCCTCGAGGCGTTCCAGCAGTACCTGATTCGCATTGATCCCGACATCATCACGGGCTGGAACATCTTCGGGTTCGATCTGGAGTTTCTGCACTTTCGCGCGGCCCTGAACGGCGCGAGCACCATATGGGGTCGCGTCAAGGACTCGCCTATCGAAAAGGTGACCGTCAAAAATCTGAGCTCGAGTGCCCTAGGCAACAACGAGCTCAAGATGACGCCGATGAAAGGCCGGTACGTCTTTGACCTCTTCCAGGACGTCAAGCGCGAGCACAAGCTCGAGAGCTACAGCCTCAACAACGTCTCGAAGCACTTTCTGAAGGATCAGAAGCACGACATGCCGGTCAAGGAGATCTTCAGCCGGTATGCCGAAGGCGATCCAGCCCGGCTCGGCGAGGTCGCCGAGTACTGCATCAAGGACACGGAGCTGCCTCACGCGCTCATGGCGAAGCTGTGCCAGATCCAGAACCAGGTCGAGATGGCCAAGGCGTGCTGGGTCCCTTTGGCGTTCCTGAGCGAGCGTGGGCAGCAAATCAAGGTGTTTTCGCAGATGGCCTACAAGGCCCGCCAGCTCAATTTCATCATTCCGACGTTCCGAAGGGGGCCGGATGCCGCGCCGGGGGACGACGAAGGGTACCAGGGCGCGACGGTCCTCGAGGCCCAGACCGGAGCGTATTATGGCCCGATCACGGCGCTCGATTTTGCGTCCCTGTACCCGTCGATCATGTGCGCGCACAACCTGTGCTTCTCGACCCTGGTGATGGATCCCAAATACGACAACTTGCCCGGCGTCGAGTATGAGCAGTACGGACCGCACCGGTTCGCCCAGAACGTCGTTTCCCTACTCCCTACGATTCTCACGGACCTCAAGGCGTTCCGTAAAAAGGCCAAGAAGCTGATGGCCCAGACAGAAGGGACACCCATGGAGGCAATCTATAACGGCCAACAGCTCGCATATAAGATATCCATGAATAGTATATATGGATTTACTGGTGCTTCTAAGGGCATGCTTCCGTGCGTCGCCATCGCATCCACGGTTACTATGCGAGGACGACAAATGATCGAGGAGACGAAGAACTATGTCGAGGCAAACTTCCCAGGAGCCAAGGTCAGGTACGGTGACACTGACTCTGTGATGGTCGAGTTTGACGTCCAGGGCCGCAAGGGTCAAGAGGCGATCGACTACTCATGGCAGCTCGGCGAGCAGGCTGCCGAGCAGTGCACGAAGCTCTTCAAGGCGCCGAACGACCTGGAGCTCGAGAAGGTCTATTGCCCGTACTTTCTGTACTCGAAGAAGCGTTACGCCGCGAAGATGTACGAGAAAAACAAGGCGGGTGCTATAGCGTTCAAGAAGATTGACGTCAAGGGTCTGCAGGTCGTCCGGCGTGACAGCTGTCCGTTCGTGCGTGAAACGCTCAAAGGGCTTCTGGGCCAGGTTCTCGAATCGAGCGATCCTCGACCAGTCATTGACGCGGCCCGCGAGGCTGCCCGGACGCTCATGCAAGGCCAGGTGCCTATGGAAAAGCTCTTGATGAGCAAGCAGCTCGCGTCGGCGTACAAGGTGCCGATGGCACACGTGGCTGTCCGTGACAAGATCCGGGTGCGCGCACCGGGCTCCGAGCCGCAACAGGGCGATCGCGTCCCGTTCGTTATTGTCCGCGGGCCTGGTAAGATGTACGAAAAGGCAGAGGATCCCACATGGGTTCGCGAAAAGAACTTGCCGATCGATTACCACTACTATTTCACGAACCAATTCAAAAAGCCGGTACAGGACTTGCTCGAACCGCTCGTCAGCGCCGACGTCATCTTTGACAAAAAGTTCATGGTCAAAACCGAGAGCTCGACGGAGGTCGAGGCGCGCAAGGCGTTCCTGTCGATGTTCGCCAAGAAGTGCGCGCCGTCTTAAAAGGGCGCCTAGTAATAATGTCATGGAACAGCAGATCTTGGCCTTGATCCAAGAAGAGGTTCGCAGGCGCGTCCAAATACAGGTGGGCGCGTCGCTCGAGCGGATTTCGGGACTGTACGACATACCAATGGAGCGTCTCGTGAAAGACACCGCGAACCTAGATCTCACAGGGTGTCGCGGTGTGCTCGCGACCGGCGCGCGATGTCTCAAGATACCGGGCGAGAGCGGGTTCTGCAAATTTCACACACCCGGGCCGACTTGCAAGGGGTGTACGGCCACAGGCAAGCCGTGCAAGCGCAAAGCCTCGAGTGGTTTCTGCACCAAACACGCCGATCAAGCCCCGATCGGGGAGCAGGCCGACCTCAAAGCTCCATGGGAAACTTAGAGAATTCGGCCTCTCTAAAATTAATGAATAAGTCTGAACTTCTTCTCGCGAGTCTGATCCGGTTCTTTGAAGTCCCGGAGAATCGCGAGAAGCTGCACTCCATTTTGGGTCGGGCCGCCAAGCCCCAAACCCCTTCGCTTCGCAAGCTCGAGTGGTTCGTCACCAACTACTCGAAAAATCAACACGTGTCTTATACGGCCCCGAACGGCAAGATCTTCACCGTCCACGTCGCCTACAAGTCTAGCCTGGACGGATACTCGAAGAAGCTCTTCGACCCGTTCTGCCGGACGGCCCGCATCGAGTTCCAGGGTCTCGTGACGACGGTCGCACAGCTCAACTTCATTCGCTGGTGCATCACGAACGGCATCATCGAGTATCTTCAAGAGGAGCTTAAATGTAAGGCAGAGAAGCAAATCCACCCTGAAATTGAAGCAGAGTGTATCCATAGTAAAACATATACAGATTGTATCCATTCGTGATCTGGGTCGCATAGCTCGGATTGAATGTCAAGGCGAGCGTCGTTGTTTGTGAATTAAGCTTTGCGAAATTGAGATAGCCGCCCTGATTATATTCCTTAGGGTTTAGGCCGAACGAATACGTATAAATATTTTTTGAAGGAATACTCAGTCCATGTTCCATAGGTTGCTTGAACGAATAGTACAGCGACCCCTGGAACGTACTCAGAATATCGACATTATTTAAAGTAATTTTGGCGGTGTTAATCACGTCGACGAAGCGCGTCGTGCCTGATGGGAACGTCAGGTTGATGCCGGACGAGATGTAGTTCGTCGTATAGCCGTAGTTATAGCGCGAGTCGGCGTACCTGGCGTTCGTCGGGTCCTCGTACGCTTTATTTCGAAAGAACCATGCCATCGTCTGGATGGGGTAGTTGGCCGTGAGCTGAAGGGACGGGTTGTTCTGGGTGAACGTGAGACCGGCCTCCTTCTGGACGCGGTTCACTATGTACTTGAGCGGTGTGTTCTGGTAGTGCAACTTTTCTTCATTCCCTAAAAGGATCTCCTCTGTGATGAGCTTTGGATTGATAAAGTCGACGACGGACGCAGCGTTCGACCACCACGTGTACGGGTGGAACGTAAAACGCACGTACAACTTCTGGTTCCACATGGCGCACAGCGGAAAGTATGGCCGGCGTAGGCGTTCGCGTGCTTTGTTCGCATGGGAGTGCCGGCGGCAGAAAAAGAACTCGAGCGGGATCACGACGTCTCCACCGACGGCCGCGTTCGATGCGAGTGCGACCTGCATAGCCTTTTGCTCGTCGGCGTCGAGCAAAATCTGATCCCGAATTATGTACCAGTCGTCATAGAGCGTCTCGATCGTCGCTTCATTGACGAGCAGATCGACCTGCTTGAGAAAGGCCCGGCCACCCTCCGGTGAGTAAATGTTGCCGGTCGGAAGAGCCGGGAGAGTCACCTTGAGGTACATGTTCGAAAGGAGATGACCCATCTCGGTCGGCTTGAGCTCGACCTGGACTACTTGATTCTGATAGTAAGGGTGAGGCGGGCCGAGTGGAATGACGCGCTGAAACATGACGAAGTTGGAGTGCTGCTTAAATGCCGGATTCCACTGCGATTTAGTCGCGTCGTCCGTCAGAAGGTATTCGTCCTGCGGGCCTATGGCCGAAAGCGCCAAGACCGATCCCTGACTGAAACCGCGATTCTTGACCTCAGGAAACTGGAGCGGTGGCTCTGGAAAGAGTCCGACGTCGTTCAGATCCCGGAGCGGCGTGGGATTGCCAATCTGAATATTAGCAGGGGCCTGGATCGACGTTTGGTTCTTGGGACGCGCCAAAAAGCGGCCCGGTGTGTATTCTATCTTGGCATCCGGTTCGTGAATGATGGCCGGGAAGCCCTTGACATTAATCGCCGCGGCATTCTCTGGAATGGAGCCGTCGACCGCCTGGAGCACCGCGGTCGTCACGTAGATGGTGTTGAACTGGCTGCCCTCTTTATTCAACACGTTTTGAGGAATATTCTGATTGAATTCCAGAACCTTCTGTGGCCCAGAGAGCGTCGGGAGGCCCTCGATGATCCAGCCGGCCTTCGTCCCGACCGGCGGCGGCGACGAAAAGTAAAACGTGGGAACCTGCTTAAGAACCTCGTAGTATCCATAAGCGCCCCCTGAACGCTTAATAGCCATGCGGCCCGGTGGATAAAGGGAGGCGGTCGTCACGAAGGTTACGTCATCCGCGACAGACTGGTCCATGTCGCACTGGAAGGTGAAAGACCACGAGTACTCTTCCTCAGCCTTGCCCTTTTCATTTTTGACAGACGTCACGAAAATCTGGCCGCGGAGGCCATTCAGAGAATCTACACCCCACCCGGCGCCTATCGGCGCCACGGGCCAATCCGTCACCGAGTAAAATGTGGCCTCGGTCGGACCCGTCACTTTATAGAATCCACTGATGCCTACGGGGGTCAAGGGCAGGACCTGAAGCATATTCGTAGGCGCGGGTGGAGGTGGCGGCGTAGGGATGGCCGCGGTCGCAGCCACGGTCGCAGCCTTGACGGCCTTTTTAGGATTTCTGAAAAAATCTCCAATTTTGAGACCAAAACTAAGAACCTGATCTTCGAGCGACTTGACCCGCCCGAGTTCAAGGTTAGTAAAATCGATTATGGGCGCTTGGGCCCGTCGCTCAAGCCTTAGTATATCGGCCATAGCTCACTACAAATCACCCAGATTATTCTTCCACAGCTGAACCACGCTCAGGGCCTTCAGTGCGTCGCGGTCACCGGTGCGCTTTGCGATGAGGGCCATCAGCTTGTCCACCTCCTCCTTCGTGTACTGGTACGTCTTGATATCGAGCAGCCTGGACCACAAGTCCTCCGTGTACTTCTCGCGCTTGAGTTGTGTGTGGATCTGGGCCAAAGGCACGTTGAATACCTGCATCCTGGGGGTAATGGCGACGTCCCTGATGAACCTGGCCTTCTCGGACAGCCAGTGAATTTCAGTCTCAAATTCTTTGAGGAGCCAAGCCTTGCGCTTCTTGTAGACGCCTAGGCGGACTTCTATGTAGTCGACCAGGATCTCCTCGGGACTCGCGTACTTCTTGACGGCGCCATTTGGTCCGATGAGGTACATGTTCGAGGTGTGGACCGTCTTCGTCATACCCAGCTCTTTGACCGGGTCATCGCCTCCAAAACCCCAGATGCGGAAGTCGGGTGTCGTTTCGGTCGAGTGATTTTCGAACTTCTGGATCGTGCCCTTTTCGACCAAGTCGTCCAGGTGCTCCTTGAAGTCCTGGATCCACCTGCCCGGTGGGAGTTCGGTCACGTGGAGTTGCGTCCCCTCCTTCACAACCAGACCCTCGAGGACCCACGTGTGTTCCTTCGTCTTCGTCACCTTACCCTTGAAGCCCTTGAAGTGCGGGACCATCGGGACCATCGCCACCTGACCCAGAGCGCACATGATATTGTGCTTGACGATCTCGATGTCGTACGGCGGAACGTAACAACTGAAGCCGGTACCGATGCCCTCGGCGCCGTTCACCAGGATCATCGGCACGACCGGCGCGTAAAACTCCGGCTCGACTTGCTGTCCGTCATCCAACACGTGCTTGAGGACGGCGTTGTCCGCCGGGTCGAAGATCTTGCGCGTCTGTGGCGCCAGCCGCGTGAAGATGTAACGGGCGCTCGCCGCATCCTTGCCGCCAGCCAGGCGCGTTCCAAACTGCCCCGAAGGCTCCAGAAGGTTCAGGTTGTTCGCACCGACGAAACTTTGGGCCAAATTCACGATGGTGCCCTGAAGGCTCGCCTCACCGTGGTGGTAGGCCGTCTGCTCCGCGACGTAGCCAGAGAGCTGCGCGACCTTCATGTCGCTCGTCAGATTCTTCTTGAGGCACGCGTAGATCACCTTGCGCTGCGAAGGCTTCAGACCGTCCGCGACGTGCGGAATCGACCGCTTGATGTCCTCGGCGCTGAAGTTCGCCAGGTCTCGGTGGATGAATTCCGTCACCGGCAGAGCCTTGACGTGGCCGTACGGGATGCCCTTGGGCGGCGAGGCCATGTGTGCCGTGAGCCACTCCTTGCGATCGTCCGCCTGCGACTTGGCGAACGCCAGAGTCATCGACTCGTTCATTTTCGGATCTGAATTGAAGGCGACCGTCAGCCGCTCGATCTGCTTGAAGTACTCGCGGGCCTCAGCCGATGTCGAAGTACCGAGACCCTTGTAGTACTTGACGTTTCCGGAGGAAACTGCCGCGCCTGCGGCGGCGGACTGCTGCGCAGTCCTAAATTCCTCCTCCGTGAAGAACCACACCTTGCCAGCCTTGATGACCGGTGTGACCATGCTGACGACGAATCCCAACCCGATGAGCTGGGGCCAGTACACGTGGAACATGTTGAGGACCAGGCCCTTGATGTGGCTACCGTCCAGATCGGCGTCCGTCATGATCATGAGACGGCCGTAGCGCAATTCTCTCAGTGAATTGTAGACTTTGCCATGCTGGAGCCCGAGGATCTTCTTGAGGCTGGAAAATTCCTCATTATCGGTCACCTGCTTTACAGACGCGTCCCGCACATTGCGCGGCTTGCCCCGGAGTGGAAACACGCCGAACGCATTGCGGCCTACAACGCTCAGACCGGCAATGGCAAGTGCTTTCGCCGAGTCACCCTCAGTGATAATAAGCGTGCACTCGTGCGAGCGATGAGTACCGGCCCAGTTGGCGTCGTCCAGCTTCGGAATGCCCGTAATGCGCGACTTTTTGGACCCATCAGTCTTCTTGAGCTCCTTCTCGACCAGGGAGAGGCCCTTGGATACCAGATCGTCGAGGACTCCGGATGCCAGGACGTCCTTGATGAATTTTGGTTTGGGGTCAATGGTCTCCGTAATCTTTGAAGTGCACTCGGCCTTGGTCTGGCTCGAGAATGTCGGATTGACGACCACGGCTCGTACGAACACGAAGAGGGCCGCCTTGATCTGAGCCGGCTTGAGCGTCGCGAACCGCTTGTCCTTGACAATCTCATCATTGACCGCCTTGACAACCTTGTCGACATGGCTTCCACCCTTGGTCGTACAGATGCCGTTGACGAAGCTGACATGCTGGAATCCTCCACTTGCTGAGTGGCCGATGACAATGTCGAAGGAGTCCGTGTGCATCTTGGCGACCGGTACATCACCTAGGTGCATCTTGGCGTACTCTTCGAGTGAATTCACATCTAAAATTTGCCCGTTGAAACGGACCTTGCACTTGGCACACCACATGGCCGCGTCCCATGTGCGTTTTTCGACCAGCTTGAGAAAGTCACCCGGTCCGCCGAAACGCTTCCAGTCAGGTTCGAAACCAACCTTGACGTACACGGGACCGGACACGGATGTGATCTCGGGTTCGCACAGCTTGCTCATATTGTCGGACCAATTTTGCTTGTAAATTTTCTTACCATCAGCAATTTCAATCCAAAATTTACTGGAGAAGACGTTGGCCAGCTTGGCCCCATAGCCGTTCCGACCACCGGTCACGCGCTGCTCGGTGTCATTATAATTGGAGCTCGTAAGGAGGTGGCCGAAAATGAGCTCGGGGATCCATAGTGGTTTTCCATCAGTCCCTTTCTCGGTCGCATGCTTCTTGATCGGAACACAAGCCCCTGAATTTTGAATTGAAATTACTCCACCTTTTTGAATTTCAACCTTGATTTCAGTCACCTTCTTGGGGTGCAGGGAGTGTTGGTCGATCGCATTGACCAGGACCTCGTCGAATATCTTCACCAGTGCAGGGCTAACAGAAAGCTCAGAAAGCTTGAAGTGGTCCCCGTCCCGAACCCAATAGTTTCCAGGCTCGGCGGCGAGGGATCCGACGTATGTATCTGGACGCTTGAGGATATGTTCGACATGAGATAGCCGAGCATATTCAGTCATACAAAGAAAGGGCCGCTGGCCTTTATTTCCCGGTCTGTAGTAGAATGAATCAGGAAGTCGTTTTAGGTTTGGTCGTTCTGACAACGGCACTCTTTCTACTGCGGACACAACACTCTTTTTTTAGTGCCGATGAGTTCGACACGTACCTAATCAATTTGGACAAGAGAAAAGAGCGTCTCGACAATTTTACGGAACAATACGAAACGTCGGACCTGGGGGGCCACAAGCCTTTCAAGCGAGTCGAGGCGGTCGACGGATCAACTATAGAACTCATGGGTGTGGTCGCTCCTGAAATTGAAGATGGAATTAAGAGAATCGAAAAGACCGGACTTCGGACGGCCCACCCCCAGATGACCCGTGGCATGATAGGGTGCTACAAGAGCCACTACAAAGTCTGGGATGAAATTTACGCGAGTGGCAAGCCGTACGGTCTCGTGTTCGAGGATGACGCTGAGATGGACCCGGCCTTGTACGAAAAGACGGCCGAGACTCTCGATTTTCCGGATAATTGGGACGTGATCCTACTCGGATACGTCAGTCTCATGGATTACGAAAAGGGACCCGGACCTGGTCTGCTGCACGTTAGGGACTTCTGGGGACTCCATGGTTACCTTATCAGCAGACGGGGTGTGGCGAAGATGATGCTTTACAGGGACATGCCCATCAGTTTACAGATTGATATTTTCATGAGTAAATTAGCCTCAGATGAGAAGCTCAGCGTTTACGCCATCGACCCGCCTCTAGTCCATCAGGGTAATTTTGGAACTGATTTACAGATGAGAATCACGCCCAAGGTTTTAGTAAATACAGGGGGGAGCGGGGCTAAAAACGTGAGAATAGAACCCACCCCATTGGAGTAGCATGTGGCCGAATGCGAACAGCATAAAATTTGAAACGCCCACGAAGACCTGGGCGTCGAACGACTCGTGGTGATTCTTCGCGACGATCACCTCACCGATGGCCGTCGCCAGACCGAGGAGCGCCGCCTCGGCAAACAGAGAGCCACGTCCGGCCGGGTGAGGCACCTTAGCCTTCCACGCCAGGAACGTCAACAGGGCCGCGCCACCCAAGACGATAACGAGAGTCGGCCACTTGAGGACCTTGACCTGTTTGGCCTCGTTCTGGGTGAGCTTCTCGGGGTCCGCGACTGAATTGAATCCTGAAAGTTCACGGACGACGTTATAGAAGAAAAACAGGAGGAAAGAAATCATAGCGAGCTGGACCCACAGGTCGCTACGGCCGCGCATCATGGCGATGATGACGATCGCAAGAGCTGACAGACCGCCGACCGCCACAGAGTCCCAGACGAACTTGCGCGGGTTCTTCTCGATGTACTCCTTGTGGCCGTTCGCGACGGCGCCCGCAAGGAGCAAGACCAGAAGGGCACCCTTGCCGTACTTGATGACCGAGTAGAACTTATCGGCCCACTCGTTGCCACCCATTACTTCTTACGAAGAATAAAATACGAGGCCGCGGCGGCTATGATGGTCCACCCGACGACGTGGTCGAGGCGGTTCATCGCCTGAATCTGCTCTGGAGGCATCTTGTTGAATTCATCCTTATACCCCTTGGGCTTGAACGGCAGCCAGATGTACCGGCCGAACGGCACGAGCGTCGGCTTGAGCTTGCCGAGCTGGCACTGGTACGAGTAGTCGTACCAGGCCATGGCGATGTACGGGAACCAAAGCAGAAACACGAGGACCCAGGGGTTCTTGTGGGGGAGATACCAATACCCACCCGCAAGAAGCGCCGTAAACACTATACACTTGATATTCAGTGCGAATGGCTGTCCGGGAAAGAGACCGCCGGCCATCTTATTAAAACTAAATATCTTAATTTCTGTAAAGAATTGACAGAATCAATGCGATCGCCAGGATGATTACGAGAATGGTCTTGGTGTCCCAGTTGCTCTTGGGCTTGGGCGCATCGGGCATCGACAGCCACAACTGGGAAGCCTCCTCATAAGTGAAGACGGGCTTTTCAAGCTGTCTATTGACGGTGTTGTGAACGTCTACCGACCACTTAAAGAGCGCGTCGGGGTCTGACGTCTCGGGCAAGGGGTTCTCATTGAGAACCTCGGCGAAATGCATACCGCATGCAGGGCACGGAAGGATAGCCGGGAACAGGGACACGAGCGCCTGGAGAGCCGCGGGGTCTATCCCGCCCAGGCACGCGAGGTGAAGCACGCCCCAGTAATAAGGGCCGAACTTTGCAGGCTTGATGGCCATTCTAATTTTGACCGAGAATTAATTTCCGCCACGGAGCCGGAGCACGAGGTGCAAAGTCGATTCCTTCTGAATATTGTAGTCGGCCATGGTCCGCTCGTCCTCGAGCTGCTTTCCCGCGAAGATGAGCCGCTGCTGGTCCGGCGGGATGCCTTCCTTGTCTTGGATCTTGGCTTTCACACTGGCGATTGAGTCACTAGATTCAACCTCGAGCGTGATTGTCTTGCCGGTCAAGGTCTTCACGAAGATCTGCATTAGTTAATATTGGTCAGTAATTTTTAAGCCCGGACGCTCTTCTTGGCCGCGCGGAGTCGCTGCGCCTCCAGGTTCTTTTGCTGTATGTACCGGCCGAGCTCCGTCCAGTTGTTCTGGCTCATATTGGCCGCGCGCCCACGTTTGTACAGCTTGCGGGCCTTGGCTGTCTTGAGCGCATTCACGTTGCGCTTGGCGGCGGACAGGGCGTTTGAGTTCCGCGTGGAAGGCTTCCCGAACTTTTCACGCAATTTTTCACTATAATAATTTCTGTGTTTCACAACATTTATGGTCTTGTTGGCGCTCACGTATTCAAGAGCCTTCTGACGTGTCGCAGCCTTGTTTATGGCGGCGTTGATCTTGTTCTGAGACGGGGAGCGGGATGGGCTCTTGGGCTTCTTGACCGACTCGAAGAACGGAGCGAGCTTCTTGGTGTTCGGGCTAGGGCTGGGGGTCTTGGGCTTGGGCGCCTTGCGCTTGATCGGCGGTTTGGCTTTCTCCTCGAACGCGTTGCTCGCGAGCCACTCGCCCTTATTGCGCCAGTGCATCAAGACCTTGCGTTGAGCCATAGGGATGCCCTTCCACACGAGAGAGTACTGGTGCTTTCGCACGGCCGCAGTGCTCTTCGTGAACTGGTTCAGGTGCGCCCTGGCCTCGGCGAACGTGTAGCTCTTCGCCAGTGGGAACTTGTTTCTCAATTTCTGTAAAAATTCATTGTAATTCTTTGGGTCTTTGATTTTGTATCCTGCAAAAGTAAGATTCCGTAGAGTCCTGTTTCCGGATGCGAAGTTTTTGGCTGATTTTACAATTGAATTATACACACCCTGGTTGATGTAAACGGGCGCCCTGTGCTCGGTCCGGGCCCACTTGCGCTTGAGGGCTATGCGTTGGGCCGGTTGCAAGTGCGTGAATAGTTTAGGATCGTTGAGGCGAGCGCCCAGGTTTGGTGAAGTGAAGTTGAGCCGGGTGTTGGGCGTCTTGGTCTTGTACTTCATAAGGCACGCTGGGGCTATGTCCTTCACATAGTCTTTGCGGGCCAAAATATGGAAAGCAAGACTATAGTAATTTATCTTACCACCCTTGAAAAAGTTGTAAAATGCACCAACGTTTTTATCGAGCGTAGTCTTGAGGCTTGGCCATTTCCAGTAGTCGCACTTGAAAACCCGGCGTTGGTTCGAGTCGTAAATGTATCCATTGCCCCCACACACGAACCCGGTCACGGCGTGGTACTTGTTCATCTCGGAGCTTTTGGCTTTGCTATTTCCGATGACGATGGAAGAGCACATGAGCGAGTAATCGGCGTCTTTTATCAAGAACTCGGGTGGCGCGATTTCCATATAGTTGGCGCCCGAACGCTTCACGATGATGAACTTGGGCTTTTTGCGATGATCGAATACAAACTTTCCGGCTTTTTGAGCCTTGTCGAAATCCACAACCATAAAGTCTTTCCCGGGTCCTTCCGCGCCTTCTTTGAATCCCAGATGCGTGAGTATCTTGATGATTTCTTCCTGGGGCTTGGCTCCCATCGCACCACCCTTCTCACGGGCCAATGTACCCGTGAGGCTCACCCCCCCGAGGATTTTGGCGGACCTACCCGCCTTGAGCGACGCGGCACGAGGTCCGCTCATAAAGCACAGGTACTGGTCGATGAATTTCCAAAAGTAAATCTCTTTCGTCTTTGTGAGATTCTTCATGGGACACGGGGCGTTTAATGCGTCGTCAAAATATGCCTTCTCGGTCGGCGTGAGTTTCTTGTAGAAATTCGTCAGTCTGTTGTAAAGGATTTTCTGACCATCCTCGGACAGGATAAACCCGTTCAGGATCGAGTAAAACCAACACGTGCCACGTGTCTGTATGGCACCCAACTGGCCACAGCCGTTGTTACTCATGACTCTACTAGAGATGGTGAAAAAAAACAAGTGATGTGCGGGGTAAGATATTCGTCCGGCTAGGTCCAATCACCCAAAAACAAACCATGGACCTCAACAAGCTTCGCCCGACCTACAGCCAGTGGCGCACCCCGCTCGGGCCCGCCGAAGGACGTGCCCGGCCAACCCCACCCGCCGCGGTGGCAAAACCGGCCCTGGCACCTCCCAAGGGCAAGGGCAACGCGCTCTGGCAAAAGTTCTACGACGACGCCGTCGCGGCCAAGTCACCTTGGCCTGAAAAGCTGGCCGACACGCTTCTGCGCTCGCGTGAGCGCGCCCTGGAGCTCCAGGCAAAGCGCCACACGACTCTGCCGACGCTCGAGCCGCCCAAGCCGCAGGAGGCCTGCGCGACCGCCAAGGGCACCGCCGCAAAAAAGGGCCGCCCCGTGGTCCACGAGGCTCTTCGCTGCAAGGCGCGTACGCTCGCCGGCAAGCAGTGCGGCTTCAAGGCGACCTGTGGCGAGTTCTGCAAGAAACACGCGGTCGAGGATGCGGAGGTCCCCGTGGTGAAGTGGCACCGGGTGCCGGATCCCTTGGTCTTCAAGGGCACGAGCCTCAAGGGCTACCTGAACTTCAGCCAGGCGGCGGTCAAGAAGGTGTTCGGCGAACCAACCACGACGGTCCGAGACGGCCATACGGTGCCGCAGTGGCTGGTGCGCTTCGAGGACGAGACCCTGGCGGCCCTCTACTACTACCACGATGACCCGGCCCTGCACGTCGGCGGCGCGAGCATCGCCGCGATCGCCAAGGTCCGCGAGGCGCTCGCATAAAATATCTAGATAGTGTAATAGATGGAGGACTTCAACTGGAACTACGTCTGGGCCGCCATAGTCATCAACTTTGTCCTCGTCTACGTCGTCCCCAAGCTGATAAAGAAGCCGACCGGCTTCAAGCCTCTGGATGACGTGGTTTTGTACCTGAATTCTCAGAAGGGTTTTCTCATGGCGAGCAGCATAGTGATAGGTCTCGTCGTGTACGGCGCGCATTACTGGGTCGAGTCTCAGAGCGCCGGTGGCTCCAAGGGGCCCTCTACGCCCCCGGGCCGTGCCAAAGATTTTTAATATAAGTCAAAGATAAATGAACGCTCAGCGTGTGAACGCCGCTGCTAACCAGGTCGCAATGGCCGGTAGTCAGATCAACAATGCGGCCCGGGCCGCCGCGAACGGCCAGATGGGCAACGCCAATCGCTCGGCGACGGCCGCGGCGAACAACCTGGCCGGAGCGAACCAGCGCCTGAACGCCGAGGCCAACAAGGCGCGTCAGCTCGGCAACCTCAACATGGCGAACAACCTGAAGAAGGCCGCGAACGCCGCGCGCCGCGCCGAGATCATGAACTCTCTGAAGCACATCGCGAACGCGATCAAGTCCAAAAATCGCTCGAACGTAAATTAGACATGATCTGATGCGTGTGTTCGTGGTCCCATGAGGTCACCTTCTTTTCGAAGCAGTCCTGTAGGCACTTCTGGAGGTCCTCTCCGGACGGGTGACCCCACTCGAGGTCCTTTGTAAACAGAAAATCATCAAAGCCGATGGGTCCCTTGGTGCACGACACGACCCACGGCGTCCGGACGTACTCTTTGAGGCCCCCATAGTCTGTAATCACAACAGGTTTGGACCTCAAAGCCGCCTCGACCGCCCCCATCCCGACACCCTCGGAGTGGGAGCAGTTGACATAACAGTGACCTCGGTCATGGACCTTCTCGAGGTCCTCGTCACTGAGAAGGCCGTTGATGATCGTGACACCCGGGACGCGCCATTCGACCGGTTGGAGACACGTCGCCTTGAGGACGAGATGGGCCGCGTCGCGAAACCCGCACCGCAGGTACGCGTCGATGAGTCCGCGGATATTCTTGCGCGGATCCATGATGTTGCCGATCGTGTAAAACACGTACGGCGTCGTTGGTGCAGGCGGCCGGGGGATCTTGGGCTCGGCATACAGCCGAAGAACCTCCCATTTCACGTCCGGAAATTGACGCTCGAAAACCTCTTTGCAAAAATCCGACGAGACAAGGAGCTTTTTGTACCGGCCCAGAATGCCGTACGCGGGGTTGACCGTCTCTGTCTCACAAATAGTCATGTAGTGCATTTCTTTACAAAATTGAGCGTACTGGTCCACGATGTTCAACTGGGCCTCGACTGGCAGGACAAAGGCGAAACCCCGGTCGTACCGGTGCTTGGGTGGTTGCTGGCCGAACTCGACGTAGTCGCCTCCGACGAGCTTAGCATACCGGGCCGTCACCTGCCCGATCCCCGCCAGCATGCTCGGGCCGATGAAGAGCCACATTACAATCATTGCGGACCATTCTTTTAACAAGTTCACGGAACGCAATCTTGGGCGTCCATCCGAGAATCTCGCGCGCCTTGGTCGAGTCACCGATCAGGACGTCAACTTCGGCCGGACGATAGAAATCAGGGTTGATTTTTACAATGGGATTGCCCGTCTCGACGGCCGAACACACCTCATCGAGTTCAGACCCGGACCACTCAATTTTAACATTCAATTCATCACAGGCCAACTCGATGAATTCACGGATCGAGTGCGTCTTCCCGGTCGAAATCACAAAATCGTCCGGTGTCGGTTGCTGCAGCATAAGCCACATGGCCTCGATGTAGTCCTGGGCGTGGCCCCAGTCACGCTTGGCGTCCAGGTTTCCGAGCTCTATGGGTCGACCCGTCTTCATCCACTCGTTCAGTCCGAGCGTAATCTTGCGCGTCACAAACTCGGCCCCACGGCGCTCAGACTCGTGGTTGAAGAGTATACCGGTACAGGCGAAAATGCCATAGGACTCGCGGTAATTCTTGGTAATCCAGTACCCATAAACCTTGGCGACCCCATAGGGACTGCGTGGATAGAACGGCGTCGCCTCGTTCTGGACGGGGTCCTGAATCTTGCCGAACATTTCACTCGTACCGGCCTGGTAAAATTTGAATTTTGAACTAAAATTAGTCTGACGGATCGCCTCCAGAATTCGCAGAGTCCCAATGGCATCCACGTTCGCTGTGTACTCTGGTTGATTGAACGAGTGCTTCACGTGAGACTGTGCCCCTAGGTTGTAAACCTCCACGTGATCGTACTGCTCGAATGAATTTATGATTGAATTTATCCGGGCCGTGTCCGTCAGATCCCCCTCGACCAGGTGGAACTCGGGGTGGGTCTTCAGGTGTTCGATCCGCTCGTGCTTACACTCGGAGCAGTACCGCGCCAGGCCATATACCGAGTAATTTCGGTCCAATAAAAACTCGGCCAGGTAGCTTCCGTCCTGGCCCGTCACGCCCGTAATAAAGGCGGCCTTCATAATTCTAAAGTGATCATCTGTTTTATTTGATAGGAAAGTAGCGCAACTCTGAATTCGAGAGTATTTGCTTCTATAATAGTGAAGAGGATTTCACAGTACCGACGGCTCAGAGGCGTCTGGCCTATCAAAAGCCATGATGCCAGCCAGGGGAGCCATGAGGCCATTTAGTTTTGGCCGTCAAAATTAATCCCACGAATTTACAAAGGCATGAGCTTCATCAACATCCTCATCATGACGGCCGCCGAATTGTTCGGGAACACCCATCTCAAATGGTTCTCTCAGGAGGGCCGCCATCACAATCTGGCTCTGGGACTCCTGGCCTACATGATCGTCATCACGTTCCTCGTGAAGAGCCTGGCGGCCGAGAGCATGATGTGGACCTGTATCATGTGGGAGGCGGCCATCGTCATCGGTGGCGCGATCACGGCCTATATGGTTTTTGGGGAGAAATTCACTCACTGGATTCAATGGCTCGGCATTCTGCTTGCGTTAGGCGCTGCATTTTGCGTGAATTACCAATGCGATAAATAAACATTCGACCCGTCTAAAGGGCAAGATGAACGAGTTTGAGCGGCACGTCTTCGGCCGGCTCGATAAGCTCGAGGCCGAGTTGATCGAACTCCGAGAGGTGACGTGGCCCGTGTGTCAAGGGATGATTGACGCACGCACCGGTGCATTTTCCCATATGAAAGAAAAGCGCCGCTTTTTCAAATTTTTACACGTCGATGATATCCGCAAGCTTCTTCGGCTCAAGGCGTGGTTCATGGGAACTTCCCCAGATTTAGTCGGCGAAGAACTTCGACAGGTGCGGGTAGAGGTACCTCGGCTGGGCGACGAACAAGTGTAGTCTTGCCGTCGGTGTGAATTCCGTTCTCGATGAAACGTTCGAACGTCTCGGGCGTCTGGTCTGCGTGATGTCCGTCCTTGGCATGGGCGTACGTCTGAAACTTGGTCCAGACGGTCATAGGTGACCCAAAACTACTCAGGTGCCAGCCGGCATAACGAAAGTGCGGCATCTTCCAGCGGGCGTCCCGAAGGCTGTTCGGTCCGACCCTCTTGAGGAGCTCGCAGTTTGTAATGACCGTCCCGAACCACGCCTCGCCCGTGAAGAGGTAGTCGAGCGAGTACTCGAACATCCACATGTGTACGGCCGTCATGGAGTGCTCGAGCTTCTCGTACCGCACGATAGACATGTCCGGGATCTCGTCCACGTCCGAGACCATGACGATGGCTTCGGGCGGGACGGGACCGTGCACGGTCTCGTCGGCGCCCGCGCCTCCTTCCAGGCCTCGCAGGATACACTGCCGCTGGTACTTTTCACGCGACCATGGGTTCGAGTCCTTCGGGGCCTCTTCGGTCGTCACGATGACGTGCTCGATCTTCGGGAGCCATTTGGCGAAACGCTCCCGGTTGTTCTGGAAAAAGAGCTCCTTGGGCCCACCCACGTGCGTCACCTCGGACTCGACGAGCACGAAGCGATCGACGTACCGGTCCAGGAGCTCTAGGCGGAGCTCGAGGATGTCGAGCTCGTTATAGAACATGAACGCATCTACGAGCATTTGTAGCTAAAGTAATTTTTACCCTTATCTTCGAAACCCTTAAGAACCTTCTGGTTGTTCTGAGAGTGGCCGCCCCATGCGTTATGGAGGGCGTCCGGGCCGAAACCATAGTCGCGCTGCCGGACATGGCCGAGGTTGAAATCGGGTGTGTAGCACGTCTTGCGCTTGATGCCGTACTTCTCGAACAGGTTGGAGAGGATCATATCGTCGTTACGGGTCACGTCGAGAAGCTCTTTGTACTCGGCCTCGATCTTCTGGATCCAGCCCGCCTTGACGATCACGGACCCATAGCCCTCGAGGACATCGACCGGGACGCCGTGTTGGCGAGGAAAGACGCCTCGGAAATACGACTCGAAATTGAAGCCGCTCAGCCCCCACGCGCTCGTCGTGTCGGTCCGCTGCCACTTGAGGAGGTTCGTCACGAGTTTCGGGTCGTAGTCTGTGTCGTCGTCCAGGTACACGATCAGGTCCTCCGGGTCTAGATGCTTCGCCGAGCCAAAGAACTTGGTGCCGGGCCCAAGGTCCTCGCAATCCAGATTGACTTTCAATTTAGGATCAAAATTGAAGAGCCACCCCGGGACCTTGCCGTCCCACTCGGGGAACCGGTCATACTTGAGTGGAATATTTAACCAAATTTCATGGCACGTCTGGATGAGCAGGGGACGGATGACCGACTCGAGCTTGTCGAAGCGCGTCGGGACCGTCGTGAGACTGATGACTACCCGCATATAAAACATACACTCGCGTATGTTTTATATGACAGCCTTTGATAAATTCAAAAATCAAAATTGGGAGTGCGACTTTCGGACCCATCCCAAAAAGTCTCCCCTCTGTGGTATATTTATAGAGTCCCGGCCTCACCCAGATATCGAATATGCACTCCGAAATTTCTCATGTATGTTTCCGTACGCTTCTCTGACAATTTTACATTCAAATAGAAATTACGAACAAATTCAAAAGATTGTCGGGTACGGAAACAACATCCGGTTCATAGTACTTCCCGAACCTTATGGTCGTATGGATTATGTCAAGGGTAATTTAAGTCCTGAATTCTGGGACCCATTTCTGGACTATGACCGGGTCCTCATGTTTTTCAACGACTCGGGGGTTCGACATAATTCTATTTTGAAATTCATGAATTATGATTTTATTGGAGCTCACTGGAACCATTTGCCGACCGGAGACCCGCGGGTCTTCCAGGGAAATGGAGGATTTTCACTCAGGAATCCTCGACTCATGAAAGAGATTAACGTTCGATGGCCCTGCCCCAACCCTGATATAGGCGAAGACGTGTGGTTCAACCATCACCTCGTACACGGAATACCAGGTTCGGTCCTTCCGACCAAGGAGACGTGTGCGGAATTTTCGACCGAGGGGAACGACATTGGTGGGACCATGGGATTCCATGATTCTGAGAGGTACACGCCGGGCGCTTGGCGCATGTACGAGGTGGCGGACGGCCCCGGACGCAAGCTCGTCGACGTCCGGAGTGCGGACGTTGACGGGCGCGACGTGACAACCCTGATCCGTCTAGGGATCGGACCGAACGGCCTACGGGTTTTCAAAGAGACGCATCTAGGACCAGGCCAGACCTTGACGATCCGGACAGACTCGGGTGAATTTTCATATGAAATTCAAGAAGGTCACTTGAGGGACAACATATATATCGTCTGACGGATCAGAGCCACGATCTCATCCTGGATATTCTTCAGGTACGTGTCACCCTTGGGGAGTTTCACAGCCTTTACGCGGGCTAGGAGTTTCTTGAAGTAGTCCTTGGCCTTGCGCGGATCGCGCATGAACCGCTTGTTCATCGTGATCCGACGCAGGCGACCGTACTTACCCATGTACGCCTCGGCCCACGAGTCGAGCAGTGGGACGATACCCTCATAGTAAGACTGGAGCGCCTTGTGCTGGGCGAACGAGTTGGTCATCAGGTGGAAGGAGTGAGCCTGTTCGCGCGAGTTCAAAAGCATACCTACATAGCGGTTAGCCGCCATCTTAGTAAGGGCGGACATTTTTGTCTCGGCCCTTACTAAGAATGGTCTTTACCGAGACCATCATGCCGTCCGGCAAGATCCTCTTCAAGGGTCTCGGAAAGTTGTCGTGTCAACTGGTCCTCAGGGACACGCGGCTGTTCTATCTGACCGAGAGCTCGTACCAAGCCAAGGACTACGGGAACCCCTGTGCGTACCGGGCAAAGAAGACGCTCCGCCTGTTCGACCTGACGCATGCGAACATCGAGAAGCTTCTGAAGAGCAAGTACCCTATAAAGCCCGAGACGCGAAACTTGCTCCGCATGGCCCTCGGGACGGGCATTACGATCGGGAATCAGGTCCGGGCTATCAAGGCTATTTTTGGTCCAAAGAACGCCAAGAGTATTTCTCCCAGAAAATTCAAAGAACGCGGACAGCGGCTGAGTTATACCGAACTCAACAAGAAAGTATTCGGAAACCTGTCGAGTGAATTCCTGGGTCCGGAAGGGTACGATGGTTATTACGCGCCGAAGAAGAAGTCGATCTTTCACGGTGGTACATTTCATTCTGAAATTATGTTGAATAACGCCTACCAGTGCGTCGAGCGCGCTTCAGGCCGCGCGCCGGTCGTGTCGAGCCGGAGCCTCAAATGGTCCATCCCGCGCCTGTTTGCCGATTTCTGCAAGGGCACGACGCGTCTGGTCCGACCGTACGGTGGAGGACTCACAATATTTTGCACCGGCGGTATGGGCGTCAAGCTGTACCTCGAGTCTCGGAAGCAGGCCCTGCCACCCAGGATCAGACGCACGGCCGACTACGACTTTACTTTTGCCGTACCGCGCCAGCTCACATCGGATAGACAGCTGGCCTCGTACGTTTTCAGCATGCGCAAGATCATGACGGCCCACCTCAACGCCTTTGTCCGGTGGCTGAACCGCGAGTATCAGGGCGCGAACGCCCGCCTCCAGGTGACGACCCATGCGCGCTCGAGCGTGAGCCGCCCGCGTATGCAGGTGCCTGGCACGAACCGCAAGGTGTACCAGGTCATCGCGTACAAGATCGCGACCGGTCGGAACGACGTGACCGATCTGGTCGACACGGCCCTGGCAGTCTACCCGGGCTCGTCGCGCGACATGCTCCACCTGCCGTTTTCGTACAAGCTCGGTATCCCGGTCCAGCGTCTGCGGTACCAGCTCAAGGACTCGCTGGCTCTCCTCTCCGGTTCGTTCATTCACAAGGGCATGATCGCTAAACGCAACCCCATCATAGGAAACGCCAAGGACAAAGGAATGAAGAACACGGAGCGCGCTGCGCGTCTTCTCCGGATTGTCGGCTCGCGCAAAACGTACTACAAGAACTTGGCACCCGTGGCCAGCAAGGCTCTCCCGCTCATAGAGAACGTCCTACGGCGTAACCTTCCGGCGGCGCGGCGGCACGCCCGCAATGTCAATACGGCTCTGAAAAAAATCAAGTAACTTATCAGGATGAAGCGAGTCGTCGTCGTTGCACTTTTGGTCGTGACGATCATCGCCATAGCGCTTCTTTGGCCCGTAAAGCGCGGGCCCAGGGGGTACACGGAACATCACGATCCGTGGGAAGAGCCACGCATCGTGAATTCCATAATTACAAAGGCTGATTGTGACGCGATAATCAAAACAGCCGATGAGAACTTTACTCCGAGCGAGCTCGTCGGTGTCGAAGGTGGGTCGGACGATTCGCGAACGAGCGAGACGGCTTGGATTTCAAAGAAGCACCCGACCGCCCAGAAGATCCTTCGGCGGGCCTGCGAACTCACGGGCCAATCGTTCGAGAATTGCGAGGACCTGCAAGTTGTCCGGTACAAGCCCGGAACGTACTACCGGCGCCACCACGATTCGTGTTGCGAGGACTCGCAGGCCTGTGTAGATTTCGAGAATCGCGGCGGTCAAAGAACGGCCACTCTCCTCGTGTACCTTAACGACGATTTCACGGATGGCGAGACCCATTTCCCCCATCACAAAGGCGGCCTAAAATTGAAGGCCCGGCCAGGCTCGGCGATATTTTTCAGACCGCTCGGGGCTGAATCGGCCAGGTGCCACCCCAAAGCTCTCCATGAGGGCCTCCCCATTTCGTCCGGGACAAAGTACGTCTGTAATGTCTGGATCCGCGAGGGAACTTTCAAATAAAATATGAACTTAGTATTAAATGTCGTCTGGTATGCCTATTTTCATGTTTCTGACCCCAGAGACTTTGATGGTTATGGGTATAGCTTGTCTGCTCGGTTTATGGGTGTACTTTGGCTGGATCAGACCCATCCAGAAGATTCGTGATCCGACAGTGAAGACCAAGTCGGGCCATGTGCTGATGTTATTCCTATTAGGTATTTGCCCGGTACTTGTGCCTATAGTCATGTCTGTTAGGGGTGCCCGCGGTAACGCCGGTGTGAACGCGGCTGCCGGTACAAGCATGAACGCCATGGGCCCTCAGCCCGTCGTGAATCAGGGGGCGGTTTCTCAAATGAACGCCGGTCCGCGCTAGGCGAAAAAACATGTTCTGTACGGCTTAGGGTTCGACCCGGCCACACTCAAATCACCCAAACAAACTCCCAGCCCCCACCCGACGTGCAAAAAAAACACGTCGTGTGCGAGCCACTTAAACACTCACAGCAACTACAAACCAACCCAAAAACAACCATGGCCTCCTTCGCTGATGCCGTCAACGCCCTCGTCGCTGAGCGCGACCGCCAGTTCGTTCTGCGCATCGCGACCGAGTACAACCTGAACGTCGAGGAGCTTCAGAAGAAGTACCTCGAGACGGCCGAGATGGCCATCAAGGTCCCGCGCAAGTACAAGAAGCGCGAGCCCACCTCGGTCACGGTGGTGACCGAGCCCAAGGCTCCCAAGGAGCCCAAGGCTCCCAAGGCCAAGGTTGAGAAGCAGAAGTGCACGGCTTGCACCTCCAAGAAGGAGCCCTGCAAGTTCAGCGCCATCAAGGGTGAGGTGTTCTGCAAGCGCCACCTCAAGCAGTCCGTGGGCGAGTCCGAGACCCCCAAGGAGCCCAAGGCGCCGAAGGCTCCCAAGGCGCCCAAGAAGGCCGAGCAGCCGGTCCACACGCACGACCTGACCGAGGGCGTCGTCAACGACTGTGACCTGTGCCAGTCGCACGGCAACCCTCTGGTCGAGGCCGATGGGTTTGAGCTGGCCGCGCCGCACTGCGGGCCGGTCAAGCAGCTCACCACCGAGCAGCGTCTCGCCGCCATCCTGAACTCCGGTGACACTGACGAGGAGGTGGACGAGGCCGAGTCGGACGAGGAGGTGCGCGTGCCCTACGCTTGCCACGAGGAGTCCGACGACGATGGCGCCCTCTCTGAGGAGGCGTTCGAGGAGGAGGACGACTAGACGGAGCGCCACAAGGCGAGCATGCGGGCCTTCTCTGCGCGGAGATATGCAAAATCTGTGCGGTGTAATTTGAAAAAGGTTACCAACCAAAGAGTTATAAGCAGCGTCCATACGAATAGGTTCTCCTCCCTCTGCGTCTTGAACTTGTAGACCGGTCCCACAATTTTACCAAAAAATGTTTCGTCGTCACAATCCTTCCCGGTCAAAAGCTTCTCCATTTCCGTCAGGGCACAGACTGACTGATTTGTGAGCCAGTGGGCCATGATAAATGGCACTATCAGAAAATGCATAGAGAGCATATAAGGCGTTCCGCAAAATGGCGTGACGATTATAAATACGACTAGTAAAAAATGAATCACCTTTATGAAATTCGCTAACATCTAATGTAGGCGGCCAAAAAAAAGTGTCCTGAGCGGGGTAGGGGTGGCATGGCGGTAGACTATGTATCCATAAAAACAATGTACAAGCGCCCTATCCCTCGCGCCCGCGGCTTCGCTCCCCGGCAGTTCGTTTCCGAGGCCCAACCGGGTGGTGGCGTGCGCTCCCAGTGGGTCGTGCAGACGTCTCGTGCCCTTGTGCCCTCGGGAACGCCAGGTGTGGTCGGTGAACTCATAGACAAGATGCGCAACCCGCACTCGGCGTGCTTTCTCAAACAGTATGAGTGGACGCCTCCACAAGAGTACGAGTTTATTGCGGAGCGCATGAGCGAGGCCGAGCGAGGCCCGTGGCTCCAGAAGTGCCGTGCGTGGTTCGATGCGCGCCCCAAACCGATTGTGCCGCCGCCGCCACTCGCCTCGAGCATCGACCATCAGCTCATAGCCGCGATGTACGACATGGGGCGGTGCGTCACAAGACCACCCATCGCCAAGCGCGTCAAGGTGTACCGCGAGGCTGGGTGCACCGAGGAGTACATCGCCCGGGTGATAGCCCGCGATGCCCGTTTAGAAGCGACGTCCGACGAGCGTCAGAAGGCCCTGGACCTCATCTTCGCCAAGTGGCCCTCGGCGAGCAAGACCGTCAAGGCGGCGAAGGCCAAGGCCAAGCCGAAGGTCATCAAGGCAGTTAAGAAAAAGCTGTGATTTTATAACAATGAGTAAACTCCGCTGGGCGGACATGACCGACGACGATCCTGAACCCGAGCCTGAACCAGTGCCTAGTGTTAATGTAACGAAACACGGAGTCAAAGTATCCTACGTCCCCCCACACCTGCGCCCGTCAGATAAAACCAAAACTCCAGTAAATGATAAGAAATGAGCCAGTGCGGCGTGTGCTGTGAGCCGTTCAACAAATCGTCCAGAATCGAAGTGGAGTGTCGATATTGCGAGTTCAGACCGTGCAGTACATGCGCTGAGCGCTACCTCGTCGAAACCACCGAGGATGCTCACTGCATGAACTGTCGTAAAGGGTGGTCGAGAGAGATCCTTGTCGATAATTTTAGTCAGAAATTTGTAGCTCGGACGTACAAGTCGCGCCGTGAGGAGCTGCTTCTCGAGCGCGAGCGCAGCCTCATGCCTGCTACCCAGGCCTACGTCGAGATCGAAAAGGAGATTCGCCGGTTGAATACCAAAATCGTCGAAGGCAAACTCTTGGCCGAAGAGGCCCAGAAGGCGTGGACCGCCATTAATGCCCGACCCCTTGCGATCTTTGCAGTCGAACATAATTTAACTACTGAATTTGAGGCGTCAATTCTGAGACACAAGCTGGGCGAGGATCAGCGCAAGATTGTCAACTCGTACATGATAGACATCCAGCATCTCGAGTGGACCCGGGACCGGTACATTTTCCGCCTACACGGAGGCCAGGTCGAGCTCGAGAAGCGCCAGTTCGTCCGGGCCTGTCCGGCGGCCGATTGCCGCGGTTTCCTCAGCACGGCGTGGAAGTGCGGCATGTGCGAAAATTGGGCCTGTCCCGAATGTCACGAGGTGAAGGGTCTCACCAAGGAGGCGCCGCACACGTGCGACCCGAACAATGTCGAGACGGCCAAGCTGCTCGCGAAGGATTCGCGCAACTGCCCCAAGTGCGCCTCGGCTATTTTCAAGATTGATGGCTGCGATCAGATGTATTGCACTCAGTGTCACACGGCGTTCAGTTGGCGGACAGGCCGGATCGAGACCGGGACGATCCACAACCCGCACTACTACGAGTACCAGCGAGCCCATGGAGGCCTCGCGCGAAACCCGGGTGACGTGCCGTGCGGCGGCTTCCCGGATTGGGCGCACGTCTCGAGGATTCCCCAGAACCTGGACCGGATCACGTGGTCTCGTATAGCATCGGCCCATAGATCCTACGGCCATTGTCAATGGGCCATGGTTCCCAGATATACCATCAATCAAAACGGGGACAACCGCGATCTCCGGATCAAGTTGATGATCGGTGATTTTTCAGAAAATGAATTTAAGAAGAAAATTCAGCAGCGCGAGAAGGCTCGGCAGCGCAAGACGGATATTCGTCAGGTGCTCGAGATGTATCAGGCGGTCCTGAATGATGTGTTCCAGGCTTTTGTCGCGAGCAAAAATACGGCCGATCTCCTCGCGTCCCTGTGGGAGCTCAGGAATCACGTGAATTCGACGCTCAAGAGCGTGTCAAAACGTTACACGAACTGTGCGACTCCAACTATAACCGAGGGTTTTGAGCTGATCTGAACCACTCGACGGCCGACTTGAGGCCAACCTCGAGAGATACCTGGGGTGGCGGAAAGTCGCCCGGTCCCGGTACGGCCGTTTTACGCATCTGCCCGTCGGCGCCGGGCACAAATTCAATATCGACACCGGTCGCTTCGGCAATCACCTTGGCGACGTGACCGATCGTATACTCCTCTTCCGCGCAACACACGATCATGGGTGGCGGGTCCTCCGGGGATTCGGCGGCCCACGCGATGATACGCGCAAGGTCGCTCGAATGAATGAACTGCCTCTTTGCGACCCCGGTTCCGCGGACCTGGAGACGCTCACCGTTTTTCTTTGCGATATGCGCCTTGTGGATGAGGGCCGGGACGACGTGACCATCCTCGAGCGAGAAGTTGTCGTGCGGCCCGTAAACATTCGTCGGCACGAGGCACGTGACGCGCGTCCCGGTCGTTTCGTTGATGATACGCGCGTGAACCTCGGAGACGCGCTTGGCGTAGGCGTAGCCTTCGTTTGAAAAATGGGGTGGCCCTTTATGAAGCGCCTCGGGCGTCAGAGCCTCGACGAGTCCATCTGGAAAGATGCACGTTGACAGCATCGTCACGACGCGCCGGGTGCCGCTCTTTGCCGCCTCACTCAGGACGTTCGTATTCATTCGTACATTATCCTCGAACATTTCAAGGCGTTTATTCATGTTCTTAAACAGCCCCCCGACGTTCGCAGCCAGGTGCACCACGACGTCCGGACGCTCTTTAAACATATCTTTAACATTATCAATTTCGGTCAACGATCCGTACGTGGTCGAATCGATGTAGGTCCAGTCCGGGCGAATTTCACGCAGGGCCGAACCGACAAGGCCTGAACCTCCAGTCACAATCACGCGCATTTACTTAAACAATCTGCTTTATTTTAAGTAATGGCGTTGGTCTTCACACCTTCCGATGGGCTCGGCAACATTTTGTTCCAACATCACGCTGCGTACTCATTCGCCCGCGAGCACAATCTCGAATTGTGCGCTCCAGGATATTACTATGACATTCGTCCAAAATTCGCCGAGTACTCGAAGCTATTTCGGCACGTGAAAATTCTAGGCCAACCCGAAGAGTTCGAGCCGACCCCGGAGTACATGAGCGATCCTCAGATGTGGCGCATTCGGAACGCGTTGCGTCATGGGGCGGCACCGAACGCCGTTTACGTCGAGCCCATGCCAGCCTACTCGCCCATTCCGGACGGCGCCAGAGTTTTGTCAGGATATTTCCAGTCGTGGAAATATTTTGACAAATTTAGGATTGAAATTAGAGACCTGCTAAGGTCAAACGAAAAGGAATTATGGGAGAGTCAGAAGGAGCGGTACAAGGGTGGCGTATGTGTACACGTGCGTTGGGGAGGCGATGGCCTCGACCCGAAACTGAAGGATATCCTACCACCTGCACCCGTCGAGTACTATACAAAGGCGGTCGAGATGTTCCCCGGGTCCAAGTTTCTCGTTTTCTGCGAGGATCCGAGTCTCGTAAAGGATTGGGACTTGTGGAAGGGTAAGGACGTCGAGATCATCAACGAGCCGAGCCCACTCGCAACCCTATTTCTCATGTCGTGCTGCGAACACTTCATCATCCCCAACTCGACCCTTTCCCTCGGCGCTTATTACATCCGGGACAACGACGGCGCTAAACTGGTCGCGCCCAAGAATTGGTTCGGGTCCAAGGTGACTCGCTATTCACTCACTGATATCGTCGGGGACGCGACCATCATTTAACGTGAAAAGTACGCGTCGCCCCAGCCATGCTGAGTCATGTTGATATCCTTCATTTTGAATCCATGGGCGTCTAGAAAATTCATGACGTCCGACAGGAGCCCGCACTTGGCGTAGAGTTCCTTCGTATTCACCTCCAGGTACATGTGATTGAAATTTTTCAGGATATCGACCATGCCATTGAGGGCGTGGAGTTCGGCGCCTTGGATATCCATGATGAGGAAATCATAGTTGGCCGGATCTAGGCCGTTCGCCTCCATGAACTTGGGGAGCGTCGTGGTCCGGAGTTTCACTCGGTGAGACTCGAGACACGTGGGGTGTTCCACGAGGTGCTCCTTGAGTTCCAGGAACGAACTCGACATGCCGTCATTATTCGTCACGATGAAATCGACATCCTCCTCATTGTCCGAAATGAGCGCATTATAGATCTGTACCGGGAGTGGCGAGTTTTTCACGAGGTTATAAATCGCCGGATTGCCCTCGATCCAAACAACCTTCGAATCGTCGCATCCTCCACGTGCATAGATGGGGCGCTCTTCGCAATAATGCGCCCCGACATGAATGATACCCTTTGACCGGATGTTCCACTTCTCAAACAGATCGGGGATCAGCATTTACTAGTAATCTTAGGGAAACTTTAACTGTAAAGACTGGTGATGAGGCGCAGCTCGCCCTGCTTGATGCTTTCCGGGACCTCGTGCTGAAGCTGACGTGGATGAGTCCTACACGTGTAGATCGGATCGCCAGTGTAAAGGCGCGGAGGCATTCCGGTCTCTAGGAAAAGACGGTGATACCACTCGGTGTCGACCCACCACTTGAGGCGTGGATCCATCTTGACGTGTCTTAATTTTGATCTAAAAATAATAGAGTTGGGACCGCCAATGGTGTTCCGCATGGGGTTGGAGCCGGGCCAAGATGGGACGAAGATGGTCCCGGCCGGAGAATCGTTCTTGGGGACCATGCACCAATCGCATTCTTGATTTTGTTCGAAAAAATCAACAATTCTAGAGACGGCCGACGGATCATGGAACCAGTCATCCATCGTAAAGTACTGGATGAGGTCACCGGTCGCGTGTTCTAGGGCGTTGTTCCAGTTGGCGGCCGGATTGCCGTAGTTCTCCGTGTAACGAACATATACAACGTCGACCCCATTAGGGTCTATAGACTTTACGACATTCTCGATTTCGTCATTTTTGCTATGGTCCGAAATGACGCATTGGAGAGGGCGGTACGTCAGCTTGGTTATTTTCTCTAGATTTTCTTTTATAAATTGAGAACCGACACCGTAACACTCCCACGTCGTAATGAGGATCGAGTAACCGGGCTTGGGCCATCCGAGATTTTTGAGCTTTTGACCGGACAGGTTATAGTCCGACTCGTGTCCTGGTCCGCCCGTGAGAAGTTCGTACTCGAGGTCCCGGCCTAGTTCTTTCGCGGCGTCCTGCGCCACCTGTAGATTACTCATCTCTTTACCGGTGATATTGAACTTGCCGGTGACTCCCTTTCTAATTATAAAAAGGATTGCCGCGACCGCATCGCCCGCGTCAATGTAAAGACGGCGGCCGTCGTAGATCGTCATCTTTTCCCCGGCCTCGATCATACGACGGCACACCTGTGGGAACTTGCGCGGGTCCGGCTCGGGGCACCGGACGTTCACGAATCGGCACGCCGTCACTGGGAGGCCCGAGGCTAGGCACATCTTCTCGGACACCGCCTTGGTCGCTGCATAGACGGTAGTTGGGTTCATGGGCGCCTCTTCATCGCGCGGCTCGGCGCCAGGGCCGAAGATGTCGTTAGACGAGACGTACACGAAATTCTTGAGATTCTTCTGCCTTTTGGCGAATTCCAGTAGATGGTAGGTGCCTAGGACGTTATCATCCAGACACTCTGGGAGGGTCCCATATCGGTTGGCCGCCGCATGTATGATATAGTCAACCTGAAAGTCGTGCGCGTCCAGAGACTTGGCGAGGTCAAACTCAGCCCTGGGCGGCGCGATCACGTTCCAGTCGGTCTCGCGTCGGATTACATCGACGATGACACGACCAAAATATCCGCTAGCTCCGGTTACGAGGACGGCACCGGGCATTTATGTTAGTGTCCTGTATTTTCTTATATGGATACAAACTCATCGAGTGGATTGTTCCGGATCTTGATAATTTTACTCTTAATTTCATCAATCAGATTCCATGCGAGTATGAGGAAGACCACGGGCTGGTCTGGCGGGATGGTCTCGATATAGCTACTGGCGACGACCGACGCGTTCATGCCCGGTGTGAACTTGCCTATTTTCATGGGGTTGTCGTCAACTATGACCTCCGGTCGCACCTTGAGAAAGTTGAGTACCGTGTTCCCCTTGGCAGCGGCGCCATACGCGATGACGCGCTTACCGCTCAGGGCCTTCTGTAGACGATCAGCCTTGGCGACGCAATTCGCGGCCCATTCTGTGTATTTGGGGATGGAGTACAGCCCAAGGGCACGCTCGGTATCGAACAGGGTCGGCTCCTCGATCGAAGCCTTGTGCGAAATTACGAATACATACGTAGTGCCATGAATGTTCGTCTTGAAAATATTATTGAGGTGAAGGCCGGCGCGCTTCACAAGCGCCCTCATCGAGTTGCAGTTGAAAAAGCTGATGTGCTCGTGGTAAATTGTATCAAACTCATTATTGATTACCATGTTAGCCTGGCTCGTCTGAATGAATATCTTCGAATCATCATGAGTTATCTTCTTGCAAGTTTCGAGAAACGCTAGGGGGTCCGGTGAGTGGCCGAATACGTTGGCGGCCGTCACAACGTCAAACTTGACGTCGGGTTTGTAGTTTTCGCCAAAATATCCAACGTGAATATCGTGGTTGACCGAGCTCAGCGCCGCGAGATTCTCGGCCGGATCGACACCGAACGTTTCGAAACCCAGCGCTTTGAATGCGTTCAACTGTGAACCATCATTGCAGCCAATATCGAGCACGTTCTTGGCGTCCGGTACGCACTTCTGAACGTACCCTGCGAACCACTCGAGATATTGACGGTAGTGATCGCTCGTACCACTGACCCAAATGTAACTTTTAAACATCTCATCCGGGTTCACGAAATGAACCAATTGAAGATGATAGCACGCGTGACACAAATTGACCCCGAGAGGATACATATTCTCCGGGTCATCTGGTGAGGTCTTGTAACTGTTTGCGAGTGGCTGTAGACCTAAATCTAGGCACGGGTGTATATCACCGGATCCACATGCTACACAACAGTTCATTATATAATTTAATGGGAATAACTTTAAGTTCTGTACCAGTCGCGGTGGAGACTGTACCATTCGAAAGTCTTCTGGAGGCACGCGTCAAAGTCTGGGTCCTCGGACCAACCTAGTTTTTGAATTTCGGAGCTGTCAATGCAGTACCGGCAGTCGTTGAATTGTCGGTCCTTGACTCCCATCTTGAGATCATCCGGTTCGAGGTGGGGTGCAGACAGACCAGCTATCTTATAGAAAATATCCAAAACTGAATATTCGTGAGAACTGCCGATGTTGTATATTTTCTTAATTTCACCCTTAAATATGATCCGATCGATTGCTCGTGACACGTCATCGACATAAATGAAACTGCGTTTCGCCGATCCGTCCCCATGAATTTGACACTTTTCGCCATTCAAAAGACGCGTCAGAAATAATGGCACCACCTTCTCAGGATACTGCTTCGGACCAAACACGTTGTTACCCCGGGTGATGATCCACGGGAGGTCATAAGAGTGACCATAGGCCTGCACGTATAGTTCGGCTGCTGCTTTACTAGCCGAATAAGGATTGCTCGGATTGAGATGGGCCGACTCGCTCGATATGTCTTGAGGGGCCACCTCGCCATAAACCTCGTCAGTACTAATGTGAATGAATTTCTGAATCTTTCCGTACGCCCGGAGAGCCTCGAGGAGCGTATGCGTCCCGAGCACGTTGTCGCGCGTGAAATCAAAAGACCGAATGAA